GCTCAATCCAGCGAGCACGCCCCGCCTGCAGCGTCTCATTCTCATGCGCGCGGAGCGGAATCCCCGGTGGTCTGCCGGCCAGCCCGCCATGCAGGCGGCATCGCAGCCTCCCCGGCAGCGCCGACTGGCGACAGCGGGTGCCGCGTCGCGTCCGTGCGCCGCATGTTCGCGTGGGCAACTTCCGCCGCACTACTGGGCCGCCCTAGTGATCAACGTCAGATACCCGATGGCGTCGTCGATGTGGTCCGTGTGGGACGAATTTCCGGACAGGAACCTGGATAATTTGCAACACAGCATCTCGAGGGCTTCGCGTTGCACCTCGGTGAGCGCTGACCAATTGGGTGCCGACCGGAATGCCAGTTTCAGCGCCTGTGCGATGCGCGCGTTATCAGCGAAGTCGCCATGCGTCGCTTGTCGACAATCGAGAAGTTCCCCCACACTTCCTCCCACAAACTGACGGCAGCGGGCTTTGATCTCGACATCGCTCATCGATCTGTCCCAGCGCCATGTGCGCGACACGGGTCAGCGACGCGACAATCACGACATTCACGTAGATCATCGATCCGCGGCGGCAGCTCATTCTCCTCAGCTAGATCCACCAGCCGAACCGCCCGCTCCGATAGTTGCTGTGCGTACGCCGGATCGAGCGCGACCAGCTCGTGGTGCAGAGCGGCGGTGTTCTTGTTTAATGCAGTGAATAGGCATCGCTCGATCTGCAAATGACTCATGTATGCCTGCACCTGCGCAAAATAGATCGGCTTGCTCTGCATCACTCCGCGTCGCGTGAGGTCGAGCCATGACACCTCATTCAGCGCTTTGGCCTCCCACAACACCGGATACGCAACACCGATGTCGGGGCCGGAGAAGATGACGCCATCACAATGCCCGCGAACCCGCCCTCCAGCAGTCTCAAACGAATACCTTTGGCCGGTATTGGGGTCGACATCGCGCAGATCAAAGCCGGCAAGCCGCAGCCAGCGAGCCATCAGCTCCTCGAAGGCGTGCCCGGCGGCGAAGGCGCGTAATAACTGCGCATCGACTTCGCCTGCGTTCCCCTGATACTCAAGGATGAGTTTGCGGTCGCACGCCTCACCTATGGACGATGCACCGAGATAGCCGCGATGCTTCTCGGCAGCACGCTCAGCGAGAAGCGCATTGTCGATCGCCCGGTTGATCTGCCGGCCGATTCCTGTTTGTCGATGGCCGGGTTCGGGAGGGAGGAGAAAGGGCACGGCTATAAACCTGCCGGTCCGATGTAGAGGACGAGCTTGGTGCCGCCGGGGTAATGCCAGCTGGGGAAATCTGGCACTTCGAACCTCACGCCAAATTCGCGAGCGACGAACTCGCACTCTTCTTTGCACTCCAGAAAATTGTAGAGATGCGCCGCAATCGCAGCAGCCTGCCGATCGCGCTTAAAATAATAGGGATGGTCGAGGATCTCGCGCGTGACCTTTGGGAGGATGACCTCGGAATCCGCCAGGTTCTGAAACCTGGTCATCCAGTTCGTGCGGGTGCCGCCGCGCGCCAGCGTGGGGAAATCGAAACCGGTCTTTGCCGGCTTCCACCCGCGCGCCGCTGCAAACGTCTGCACCAAATGCAGCCGCATGTCCTCTTCTTCACGCTGCGCGCGGCGCCACGTCCCCCAGTTCTTAGCGCGATAGGCCTGAGCGGCTTCCTGCATCTTTTCGCCTAGCACTTCAGCCGTCCGCGAGAGCGAGGTACCATTTGGGTCTACTCTCATCTGATCTGTCCCTAATGAGTTTGCAGCCTGAGGCGATGGCCCCCGTATGGGCGCCAAGCCATTTTCCGAGGGCTGTCGCATCGATTTCCTGAGTGCTGCTGAAGCGCTTGGACGCTACGTGGAAGAGAGCAGATCGCAGGAAGGGGCGAGGGTTCACAACTTTCCCATCTTCCCCAACTTTCAAATCTATTGAATCCATTAGCTGCTTTGTTGTCAGGCTGAGGTCCTTGCCGACTCCAATCTCGGTCTTCCACGCCGCAAAGATCTCAACTTCTTCTGACTTGTGCGGGTCGTCGGTGCGCAGCTTTTTTTGCGTTTCGACGGGGTCGGCACAGCCCAGCCAGATCAGCGGTTCGCGTACGAAGCGCGACCAGTCTTCAAAGCTGATCAGGGGCGCCTTAGACTGCGGGCTCCCGGCAGCTAGATAGGCGAGCGGTATCGTCAGCGCCGCTGCAATGTACTCCCCACGGTTGGCGGCAATCGTTGCACGGGGGTTGCCTTTGAATACGCGGTCCCCGGGATACTCCATATTGGCGTCGAGGCCGCAACGGATGGAGCGGCGCACGAGATCAGCGGCGACAGTGATGTTGTTGCCGGTGGCAAACATCGTGTGCGCGTTGTCGATCCGGTGCTTCTCCGAGCTGCCGAGCGCGCGTAGACTGAGCAGCGGACGCTCAACAATCTGACAGAAGAAATCTCCGCTGATAACGTCGTGGACATTGTCTAGACAGATGATCGGAACTCCGCCCAAGACAGAGCCTATAAGCCGCTTTTCGGTTTCTTCGTATGAGGACGTCGCTGCTTCGACAGGGCAACGGTCGCCTATCGCGATCCTTGCTGAGACATCTGCGAGATAGGAGCCTCCGGTGCCAGGTTTCGGCTTTGAGACCAGATGTAATGGCGACACCTCCATAGCAGCCCGAACCACCGGGGTGAGGATCATGGATAGCGCGACCGATCGGCTCTCATCATCAACAAACGGGAATTCCGCGAGCAGCTCCTTGAACAGTTCCAGCGCACGCTGCGCATCGTCTTTTGTCGGGCTGGCAGGAATTGGCGGCATAGAAATGCTGTTGACAAGCACAAAGCCGGTCGCCTCGTCGTAGCCCTGCTTGTCTAGAAGGCTTCCATCGCGCCGCAGCGTAGGAGATCCAATAACTCCTCGGAGAGGAGAGAACGGCCACTCGCCGACCATCGCGAGAATCTGCGAGCAGACCTCCGACGGAGGATCTATACGAGCATAGCCACGATGCCTGCCATCGTACTTTGTCCATACGGCGCTACGCCCCAGCTCGCGTGACAGCATCGCGCTGCAAACATCGGTAATGCCGGGGACCATCATTGTCTCACCACTGGCATTTTTTGCCTTCACCAGTGTGACACGCTGTATCTTCCGATTGCGCTGAAAGATTTGCACGTTGGCATCTATGAGCGCGTTCAAGCCCTGGTCGGCCGCCTCGTATCGTAGCCCTTTCTCGACTTTTATGATCGGACACGCAGCGCGGGGCGAAGTCTGCTGCTGTGTGGCTTCCTCCTCGTCCCGCCCACGCGCATCCTTACCGTAAATATCACGGACGATCCTCGGGATGTCCGCTCGGCGTTCACGCCAGCGTTCGTCGCGGTTATCGTCCTCAACTTGATCGAAAGCCGCTTCCAAACGGTGCTGAGCATCGAGAAACGCCACGCCCTGCTGCGCCCACTTTCCGACCAGGCGCGTGCATGATTCGTGGTAGCTGGCGCCGCTAATGATCGCGTCGGTCAGCGCCTTGGTGTCGACGGGACCGCCGTAGAATTGACCGTTTATCCCATTGGCGCCGTTCGGCTTGGTGTCGGGCTTGCCAAGCCAGATGTGGTCTAATTCGTCCAGCAGGTCGATCGGCATGCCGTCGCACACCTCGACCCGATGCGCCGGATTGTCATTGACCGACCCGAAGTAGTAGCTCTGACTCAGTGTCCAGCTCTCAGCCGCAAATATACCGTCAAACAGCCCGTTTAGACGGCCGATCATGTGGCTGCGATCGTTGGGCGGCAGGCCGTCAGAAAAGGGACAGAGGATACGCCATCGCGGGCGCGCTGGTGTGTGTGAGGGGCTGGTATAGACGATCGCCAGCAGTCCGGTTTTCTCGACCTTCTCGATCGCCTCGTCGACCGACACCTTCTCGCCGTCGTAATCCACCTCGATGCCGGTGATGGTGATTATGTTGCGATCGTGACGCAGGCTGCCTTTTTCAGTCTTCGCATCGCCGAAGACCGCACACTTCAGCCACGGCAGCAATTTCTTCTCAGGCGCGCTTGTCGTGGAGATGAGCTTAGCTAACGATTCAGCGGTGAACGCCGCCTGCTTTTTTGCATTCGCCGCCCAGTCGGCAAAGAACGTAACGGCAAAGGGCTGGTTGAGGTACGCGGTCATGGCGGTTCACAACCCCCGAGCCCGCGCGATGCGGGCAATCTTGCTGATGAGCTGATCAAGCCGAGCGCGCTGTTTGATGGTCAGGCGCTTGCGATCGGCGAGTGAGACGGTAAACTCTCGCTCCCAAGCGTTGAGGACACCAGTCCACGCCAGCGCCGTATCAATCTTCTCGTTGTCGTCATAAGGCGTGGCCCAGACTGCCGGCAGTGCCGGACCTGAGCTTTTGCGTAGGCGCTCGTTCTCATCGACAAGGGAGCGGTTTTCCGCCAAGAGCGCGTTCGCAGCGTCAATGACGGCGCGGTCCGGCTGCAATACTTCCGCCCACGTCAAGCGCGAGCCGCGAACCAGCTGGTTGGCAAGACGCGCTGCGTTTAAAGCCTCGCCATCCATGGCGCTACCGGTCATGCCAAGAAGCCTCGCCAGCCGCGCCCGGTTTATCAAAATGGTACCGCGTCTTGCGGCAGATCCTTATGCTGGCCCAGGGCCGCGCGCAGGCGCTGCGCGGTGCTGCCGGGACCGGTATTCGCGCGGGTTGCAGTCAAATACTCAGGACTGCGCCGGATGACGTCCTGGGTCCACGTTGGTAGCGCCTCGAATGCGTGCTTATCGAAAGGCTCGAAGCTGAAGCAGATGGCGCCGTTGGCGGAGAGCCGTGCTGGCGTGCCCTTCGGAGGGGCCATAACGCCCGTTATGTTGACGAATGTTCGAGTCTCACGAACCTCATGCTTGACCTGCAGTAACGCAGCCAGTCCTAGCAATGTGCCGAGATCGAGCTTGCCGAAATCTTCAGAGGTCAACGACCGCCTAAGCATCGCTTCGAGATCGGCGCGGAAATTCGAGCGCCTATCGGTCGATAAGACATAGCGCCTCGAAATCGCAAATGGGCGCCCGTCAGACATCTTCTCCTCAGCCGTTTCCCAGCTGAGCATGATCTGGTGTTTCGAACCGAATGCGGTTTCTTGCGTGCCGAGATCGACAACTCTATTGCAGATAGCGAGATGAGTACCGGCGGGTAGCATCTCAAAAATCTTTTCTTCGGGAAGGTGAAGAGACATTTTAAAACTCCATTGGGTTACTGTTACATCAGGGGTTGTTTCATTACGAAACTAAGTGGAGATTACTTTACGCGGTGCTCGCAAGCTCATCGATCATTCGTCGATAACTATCAAGGACGATAAGTCGTCTCTTGCCAATCCGGATGCTTTTAAGCTGGCCATCCGCAAGCATTTCATAAATCTTGCTGCGCCCGAGCCCGCTGATTCGGCAGAACTCAGAGATACTGGCCGTTATTATGTCGTGCGACGAGTCGTTCATCATTACCACCGTGCGCGTGATGCGATACGGTGGATATCGTACTCTCTTCTAGGGAAGTCCAGATTTTAGGGTAGCTTTTAAGAATAAAACTGAAAAGCTACCTTAAAAGCCACCCTGAAAACTAATCTATATCTATAGCTGCTCGCCGCTTCTTGCTTGCTATGGTGTGTCCAGGCTTGCCCCTCCTCGCGGCGTGTTTGGGGTCATCCGCTATTTGCATAATCAGGATGCCGGACGCCACAAAACCCAAAGCTTTCAGTTTATTTTGAACGGGCTTGACGATCTCCAGTATGTTGGGGGGCTTACGATTATTCTTCGCCTCCTCGTCGTAGATCTCGGTAATGGTCTGATCGATTAGCCTCCTCGAGGCATACCGCGAGGGCGGGACAATCTCAGCCCTGTCGGTCCCGGTGTTTGGGGCACCGTTTTCTTGCTGTTCGCGCTCCTCGTCAGAGATCTCCGTGATTTCCGACTTTGGGGCATGTTGCGAGAGCCACGCGCGGATCTTTTCTTCATACCTGCCCACGCGCGAGAAGAACGCGGCCATCGTCTCCGCGTCGAATACGGATGTCGCGAGATCCCGTCTGCGGAACCCGCCGATCGTGCGGTAGTAGCCGCGCCTGACCGGCTTCACCTCCTTGTCCTCGATGGCCTGTTTGAGGTTGAGCCACAGCTCGGGAACAAGAGCGAGCATGCGCGTCTCGCGCGCCTCCGCGTCACTCATGGTGTCGCCCTGAATGCCGATCCATGGCGCGTTCGGGTCGAGGTCGGCTGCCAGCATCATCCACTCGAAGGCAGTGCGCTGGTCTCCGATCTCAAGCGGGATGTAAGGTGCGAAATTGTCCTCGGTTATCCCCCAGGCTGGCGCCTCTTCCTCTGGCGCCACTGCCGCTTCCGCCGCGTCCTGCTCAATCTCCCAACGCGCTCCCTCCGGCGTATAGCCGAGCTCCCGCAGCCGCCGGTACCGGCGCCAGGGGATAACCTCGCTTCCCGCTCGCCGGCGCAGCTCGAGGCCACGCATGAACGCGGCAGTATCCGCGTCAGGCTCCCCCGAATCGTCGGGCTGTACAATCTCGAATGGCATGCGCGTCTCCTTCAACGCCCCCTTCAAGAGAACTAGCTTCCACACAAAAAAGTGTGGATGCGGCAGAAGCCCGGTGAAGGAGAGCCGGGGGTTCGGGCTGCAGACCCTATCCGCCGCGGTGTGGATTATCGCACAGCGCCCCCGCTACCACAACACCACGCGCTGATCGCGCGGAGCTGCTGGCGCTGCGGCAGCTCGCCGCCGCCTGGCAATACACGCAAATCGGCTGCAACCCGATCGGCCAAATGTGGGGTGTGTGGGGTGAAGTGGGGTATATCGCTCTTATATACTAAAACTGTCACTGTGACACTTTCTACACGTGGCATAGAAACCACCCCACACACCCCACACACCCCACATTTGTTAGGGATACGGCCAAAAATAGCGCCATCATGTGAATGTGGTCAAAGTGGATCGATGGGGAAAATGTGGGGTATGTGGGGTGAAATCCGTTCGATGGCAAAATATAGTAGACAGTCACTACCGCTAACAGTGGCGCGCGCGTGGGATGCGGCCTACCAGAGGTAGGGGTACAACCTACGGATGCGCAAAATGGGATGCCGCAATGGACAGGCTTCTCGGCGTTTTCGCAGCGGCCGATTTAGGGGGGGGTCAGCGACCTACCAGAGATAGTTCCCCCCCTGATGCGCAAAAATGGAGTGCCGGGGAGACAGGCTCACGCTCTTCTTCCTGGCCGGCGAGGTAGCGATGGCGGCGTGGCGGCTCTCAATCGCGCCCTGGCGCTCAACCCGAACGCGGCTCACGCCTAGCCGATGAGGAGGCATATCCCACGCGCTGCGCAGTCGAGGGCGACCAGCGTGCGTTCGCACTACAAGCGGGCCCACGTCAGAAAGCTCTTCCACCGGCTCGACGGATGGCTGGTGCAGCGGATCTGGTCGCATCGGCCGGTTGTGGGCACTTTCTATCTTGCAACATCGGATAGATCCCACCGTTTTATCGCAATCCTATTGTGGTTTACGGCCACGGCGGGGACGGCAGTCGCCCCCCGATTCGGCGGAGACTACTCGCTCACCCAACGCACGAATAAGTCAGCAAGTAAATGACTTGAGTGCACGCCTTACCCCCGCACTTCCTCCCACAAACTGAGGGCAAGGCCGCTATTTAACAGGGCTCCTCTGGGGAAACTGGGCTTGGGGGGATGGCCGGAATCGCGAGCTTTTGTAGCGACCCGATCTATCGAGCGAGTGACACCACGTTCCCGGCGGTCGGAGCTGGCGTGGCGCAGAACTGCCCCCAAGCCGCCATCAATTGATGGCGTTTGGCGAGCAGGTTACCGCGGCGATAGGCAGCCTCGACCTTGTCGCCGACAGCGTGCGCCAGAGCCATCTCCCGGACTTCGCTCGGAAAATT